AGAAACTGTTACTGACTCTAAATCAAAAGAAACTTCACCGATTTCATCTTCAAATTCTAAAGATGCATATTGACGATAAGTTACTAAGAAATCAGTTTTTGCTAATGTTGAACCAGCAACTGTGTAATTAGAGAAACCAGCAGATGCACTGTAAGATTGTAAATCTACGTTAACGTAGATAATACCGTTAGCATCACAAATGTCATTAAATTGACCTGTAACACCAGCAGATTTAGAACCGTATTCAACGATACCTTTACCGTACTTTTGAGTTACGATATTGATTGGTAAATCTCCAGCTTTCACTTGAGAACATTGAACTTGTAAAGAAGCTAAGAACTCTTCAGTATCCATTTCTTGACCGTTAGGTCCAGCTAATTTACCAGCACCTACCGCAGTAAATCCTGAAATTTCTAAAATTACATTTGAAACAGATACACCAGTTGCAAGAGCACCTTGTGTAGATGCAACACCTTCACTGAATGTTACCATGTTGATAACTGTACCTGTAACAACTGTGAAAGAACCTTTTGAATAATCAAAAAGACCTTGGTCGTTAGAATCGTCAGCTTCGTAGAAACGATCGTAAAGATTTTTAGCACCTGTATCATAACCTGCAGTTGCGGCGTCAGAGTTACCTGGCATACCGTAAGGTGCGTAATGACCGTTTGCGTCTCTTTCTTGAATTTTAGGTACGAAGAAAAATAATTTACCGATTGGTAAATTCATAGCTTGTACAGACACGATGTCGTTAGCTAATAATTTAGAGAATACACGACGAATGATAGGGAAAACTACAGTCTCAAATGAACCTGAAGCATCACTTGTTGCTGCTTCGTTGATTAAGTAAGACGCTTGGTTTTCATACAATTGCGCGATGTTATCTTTTTGGTGACCACCAAGACCCTCTAAGAATCCTAATTCGTCCCATTTTTTAATGGTATCTTCTTTGATAACTCTAAGGTGCTTAAGACCTATGTTACCAACCATACCGCTTTCTAATAATGCTCCCATTTTAATATTGGTTTTAATTTTTTATTTTATTTTTCTCATCATTTCTTTAATTCTACTGAATTGAGGATTTTCATAAGCTTTTGACTCAGATAATACCTCTGTAGAAGAAGATGTTGATGGAGTGTTAGAGATTTTTTTCGCAACTGATTCGGTAACCGTAGTTTTTGAACCTAATTCAGTTTTGATTGTTGAGAATAAAGACTTAGCTTCATTCATAGAAGAAACTGTATCAAATCTCTTTAATATATTCAATTTCTCTTGTTTAGTAGTTGAATGTTCAGTAAACAAACGTGTAGCGTAAGCTAAGTTTGCATTAAACACAGCAACTTCATTTAGTTTATCCTTGAATAATACTAATGCCTTTTTATATTCAGCGTTTTGTTTTTTCAATGTTTCAACTTGTTCGTTGATACCTGAACCAGATTTGTACATTTTTTTAGATGGTAAACCAGCTCTTTTCATACCGTTCTTGTTTCCGTGAGGGTTTGATTTTGTACGTGCAGCTTCAGTAGCTTCAACTTTTTTAGGTTCTTCAACCTCGTCATCTTCTTCTGATAATTCGATTTCATAGATTGTTTCTTCGTCAGCTTCCATTTCATCTTCATCTTCAACGTCTGAATCAACATCCGTATCCATTTCAGTATCCATATCAGCATCAACGTCAGTATCTATTCCATCCATATCAACGTCAGAATCAACATCTGTATCTAAGTCAGCTCCCATGTCCATACCAGTGTCAAGATCAGAATCTTCACTATCTAATTTGATAATGTATTCATTTTCTCCGTCACCGAATTCGACATTGTTACCGTCTTTTTTAACTACAATACCATCTTCTGGTTTCATAGCCTTGAATACTTTAAGAACTTCATCGTCTGAAGCACCTGTCATATCCATAACGTCTTCGTCGTCCATTGAACTTTCGTTACCCATAGATTCCATATCGGTATCCATATCGGTACCCATATTCTCCATGTCAACACCAGTGTCAACATCCGAATCATCGTCATCTGTTGAGTCTAAGTTATCGAGGTCTGTATCTGCATCAACATCTGTATCAACGTCGTCATCAGACTCATCGTCTGTTTCTTCGTCGTCAGCTGTTACATCTTTTTCTTCCTCTCCTTCAGGATCAGTTTCAGTTTCTGGTTGTTCCATAACTTCATCATCTTCCTCTTCTTCCAATGATTCTTTTAGCAAATCTTTAAGTTCTTCCTTCATTGTTGAAGCAAGTATACCTTTTGCATTTTGCTTTACGGCCTCTTCAAGATTTTGTACTTGAAGTAACGCTTGTTCTAAAATTGATTTTTCGCTCATTGTGAAAATTAATTGTTTTTATTACCTTATAAATACTACGATTTATTAAAAAATCGTGTTTTT